GATACGCCAGAAGATAATGATGTCGAAGATTTCGATCACTACGAAGTAACCGACGAAAATGACCATGGCGATTTAGAAGAAATAGAGGACACCGATGAAGACCTATAAACAACTTCAAGAGCGCATCAACATGGCGAAAGCCAAGATGGGTGATGTTATCAAGGACTTCAAGGACTCCGATGCTCCTCAATTCAAGGGTAAGAGCGACGAGAAGCGCCGTCAGATGGCTATTGCTGCCAAGTTGTCGAACGAAGAAGTCGAAACAATCGATGAAATCTCTTCTGATATGGCGAATCGTTACCTAAAAGGAAAGCACGAAAGAGATTATAATACTAGTGCAGATGGTAAATCTAGCTCGTTAAAGAAACCACAGTCTTTTGCCAAGATGAACAAAGACATGATGGGTTCTATGCGTGCGCTCAAAACAATTGAGATGGCCAAGAGGGCTAAGAAAGCCAACGAAGAAGTCGAACAGACTGACGAAGAACTAAAGGGTGATCAACATAAGATTGACGCCAATAAGAATGGTAAAGTAGACGGCCACGATTTTAAACTTCTTCGCGGCAAGAAGAAATAAGTAAAGGGAATAGTAAATGGCAACGAAAACGGTACTAAAGTTAACACAAGTTCACGGCGTGGTCAAAGTGCGCGGGACCGGGTCTGCCACTATTGCCCTTGCTACCGACCTAAAGAAGACATCTGAAACACAGTCTTCACCTAAAGTAAACATTCGTACCATTCATTGGGGAATGTCAGATGGAGATACCGCCACGGTTACTAGAGACAGTGAAGTTCTATATTATCTTTCTGGTACAGGCAAGATGGAATTCTTGGGCTGGTCTGACAATGAAGAAAATGGCTCAGATATTGTAGTTGACTTTTCTTCTGGTACTGGCGCAGTAGTTCTAGAACTTGCCAAGGTTTCCGGTTATGGTCCACAGCAACATCAAGATCAAGGAGACCTAGGCTAATGAAACTTATTACCGAAGTCAACGAACAAGTTCGTTATATCACAGAAGAAAAAGAAGGTAAGAAGACTCTCTATATTGAGGGTGTTTTCCTGCAGTCCAACATTAAAAATCGTAACGGCCGTATGTACCCAGGAGACATCATGGGTAAAGAAATCAATCGTTACATGAAGGAAGCAGTTGAGAACAATAGAGCCTTTGGTGAATTAGGACATCCAGATGGTCCATCAATCAATCTAGATAGAGTATCGCATATCATTACAGAACTTCGCCAAGATGGTGATAACTGGATTGGTAAAGCGAAACTAACAGAAACACCAATGGGCAATATCGCTCGTGGTCTAATTGAGTCTGGCGGTCAACTTGGCGTTTCGTCAAGAGGCCTCGGTACTTTGAAGGAAAACAGAGACGGCGTTCAAGTTGTGCAGGATGATTTTCATCTAGCAACAGCGGCTGATATCGTAGCTGACCCCTCAGCACCAGATGCCTTTGTTCGTGGTATCATGGAAAATAAAGAATGGCTAGTTGTGAATGGTGTTTGGACCGAACAGCATTGCGATATGTCTAAGAAGTATATTAAGAAAGCAAGTAAGAAACAACTCGAAGAAGCAAAGATCCAAGTCTTTGAACGTTTCTTGCGTCATCTTTCTTCAAAGTAATATTTTTATAAATAGAATATAAAAATCCATTTAGGAGACGCAAATGAGTGTAGAAAACAAAATCAGAGAGTTGCTAACTAAGAAGCAACTATCCGAGGAAGTTCTAGATGAGAAGGTTGCAGGTGATGCAACTAACCCTAAACAGGGTTCTTCCGAAGACGCACCTGCTGCTGGCAAACTAGGCGCTGCCGGCGGTAAGGATACATCCATCCCAGCTAAGGTTGCAGGTGATCAAACTCAACCTCGCCAAGGCGATTCACAAGATGCTACTATTTCTAGTGAGCGTGATGAAGAAACTGATAATCCGGGTGCTAAGGAAGCTGCTCCAGTTTCCAGCAATCAGGCTACACTTTCTCAGGGCGGTGCAGGTAATGCACCTAACTTTACGACCCATAGTGACCCAACTTCGGTTGTAAACATGGCATCGTCAAGAGGTAATGTTCATCAAGAAGAAACAGAGGAAGATGGCGAAATGATCGAAGAAGATTTCACTACTGATCTTGCTACTCTCTTTGATGGTAACGAAGAACTATCAGAAGAATTCCGTGGTAAAGCATCGTCGCTGTTTGAAGCGATGGTAACTGCCCGTGTAGCCAATCAAATTCAAAACATCGAAGAAGGCCTCATTTCAGAAGCCGCAGAATTGATGGAAGAGTTCAAGGCCGACTTGACCGAGAAGGTCGATTCTTATCTTAACTATGTAATTGAAAAGTGGGTTGAAGATAACGCACTTGCTGTTGAAAATGGTCTCCGCACCGATATCGCGGAATCATTCATCAACGGCATGAAGAACCTGTTCGCAGAACATTATATTGATGTTCCCGAAGAGAAATATGATGTGCTTGGTGAAATGCAAGCCCAACTAGAAGAAGTATCTGCTAAGTTGGACGAACAAATTTCTGCAAATGTAGAACTGCACAATAACAATGTAGCCCTTATGAAAGACGGTGTATTCACCGTCGTTTCTGAAGATCTTGCAAAGACCGATGCTGAAAAGTTTAAGGCGTTGGTAGCTGATGTAGAATTCGAGAACGCAGACATCTTTGAAGAAAAGCTAAACGTCATCAAGGAAAATTATTTCCCTGCTTCTAAGTCGACCATTGTGGAAGACAAACTAGAAGATGAAGGTGTTGAAGTTTTAGACGAATCGACAGTCAGTAAGTATGTCCAAGCACTGGATAAGATTGCTGCTCAAAAGTAATTTTTTATAAATAAAAGATATTGACACACAAGGAGAAAACTAAATGTTTCTTTCAGAACAACTACAAAAGAAGTGGGAACCTGTTCTTAATCACGACGGCCTAGGCTCGATTAAAGACAACTACCGTCGCGCAGTTACAGCCGTCGTTCTTGAAAACCAAGAAAAGGCCCTACGCGAAGAAAAATCTGCACTTTTCGAAGATGCTTCAGCAAATAACATTGCTGGTTCAGGTGCTTCAAACATCGACCGTTATGATCCAATTCTCATCTCGCTCGTTCGTCGCGCTCTTCCTAACCTAATGGCATATGACGTTGCTGGCGTTCAGCCAATGACTGGCCCAACTGGCTTGATCTTCGCTATGAAGTCAAACTACAGCACACAAGACGGCACAGAAGCTCTCTTCAACGAAGCAGATACAGACTTCTCTGGTACTGGTACTCACGCTGGCTCGAACCCAGTTGACGGTAGCTACACCACAGGTACTGGTCTTACTACTGCTGCTGCTGAAGCACTTGGCGAAGGCGGAGAAGGCGACGGCGCTTTCGGTGAAATGGCATTCAGCATCGAAAAGACAACTGTAACTGCCAAGACCCGTGCGCTGAAGGCTGAATACACAGTTGAACTGGCACAGGATCTTAAGGCTATTCACGGTCTTGATGCTGAATCAGAACTTTCGAACATTCTTTCGCAAGAAATTCTAAACGAAATCAACCGCGAAGTTATCCGCACAATCTACAAGGTTGCTAAGCCAGGCGCTGCTTCAACAGCAACAGCTGGTACTTTCGATCTTGACGTTGACTCAAACGGTCGTTGGAGCGTTGAGCGTTTCAAGGGTCTTCTGTTCAACATGGAACGTGACGCTAACGTAATCGCACAAGATACCCGTCGTGGTAAAGGTAACTTCATCATCTGTTCGTCGGATGTTGCGGCTGCTCTAGCTATGGCTGGTGTTCTAGACACAGGCCGCGCTCTACAGGGTGCTCCTGCTCTTGATGTTGATGATACTGGCAACACATTTGTTGGTACAATCAGCGGTAAGAAGGTTTATGTTGATCCTTACTCAGCTAACACAGGCGCTGCTAGCCAGTTCTACGTTGTTGGTTATAAGGGCGCTACAGCATATGATGCTGGTCTCTTCTACTGCCCATACGTTCCACTACAAATGGTTCGCGCTATCGACCCTAACAGCTTCCAGCCAAAGATTGGCTTCAAGACACGTTACGGCATGATTGCTAACCCATACGTAACACAGTCGAACGGCACAACTGACGCTGATACATTCACTGCCAACCGTAACCAATACTATCGTCGCGTTAAGGTTACTAACCTTATGTAATCGATACCTTCCCATTAGAGGAAGGGTTGCAAAAAACTGGGGGGAGCAGAAATGCTCTCCCCTTTTTCGTTATAAATAATAGACGGAGAAAGATATGTCAAGAAGAACATTAGATAAACCTGATACTTTGAATTATCTGAAACCAAATGGTTTTCAGTTTAATATCGACACGCTTCCTAATGTATCGTTCTTTTGCCAGTCTGCTATGATTCCAGCATTATCAATCGGTAATGCATATGTGTCCAACCCTTTGGTTGACTTCACTGTTCCTGGTACCAATCTTACGTATGATGAATTGACCATAAAGTTTATCGTTCAAGAAAACTTCCAAAACTATATTGAGTTACACGATTGGCTAATTGGTCTAGGCTTTCCGGAAGAGCGTAACCAGTATAAACAATTTAAACTGGCCAGAGGCGGAACCGAAAGGGGCTTTAGTAGCTCTGGTGATTATTCTGATGGAACATTAGTCGTTCTAGATTCCGACCTAAATAAAGCGATGGAAATTAAATTCATTGATTGTTATCCAACAACTTTACAAGGACTGGAATTTGATATCAGTGATGGTAATGTCCAGTATCTAACAGCACAGGTCACTTTTAAATATACGATGTATAAGTTTATTAAATAACTATTGAGGTTATATTATGAAATTATCAGAAGTCCAAGAAATGTGGACAGGCGATTCTAAAATAGATGAGCTAAATCTAGGTAGAGAATCCACTAAAACGCCAGAATTACATGCAAAGTATTTGAATATTCTTTCAAATACTAAACTGCAACTGCGAAAAGCAGAAGCAGATTACTACCGTTTGCGCCGAGATAAAGGTAAATACTTTCGAGGTGAAATGACCCTAGATGAACTACAAGATAAGGGTTGGAACCAGTATCAAGGCCTAAAGCCATTGAAGCATGATATGGAAGACCGCATCAACTGTGATGAAGATATCATTCGAGCTATGGACAAAGTAGAATATGTTAAAGCCTTACTCTACCAATTAGAGCAAATTATACGCTCACTAAATAGTAGAACATGGGATATTAAGAATGCCATTGAGTGGACTAAATTTACAAACGGATTGATGTGAGTGATCTAAAAGTTTCCAAGAAAAATGAGGTGCATCTGAAGGTCGATTGTGACCCAGGTATTGCACAAGAAATAAATGATTACTTCACTTTTGAAGTCCCGGGCGCACGTTTCATGCCAACGTATCGTGCCAAACTATGGGACGGTAAAGCCAGACTGTTCAATATCTGGACAAAAGAACTTTATGTTGGCCTTCTGCCATACCTCAGAGAGTTTGCGGAGAGACTAGACTACATCGTAGACGTTGACATGGAACGTATTGGTGATCCAGTTACTATGGAAGATGTGCAAAAGTTTGCGGAATCTTTGAACTTACATAGCCAAGATAAGCCAATTGAGACAAGAGACTACCAGTTAGAAGCGGTTAAATATGCTATTCGTATCGGTCGCACACTGCTACTATCACCTACCGCATCTGGTAAGTCGCTCATCATCTATCTGCTAATGCGATATCACCAGCAATTTGGTCGTAAGCAGTTGATTATTGTTCCTACCACTTCACTCGTAGAACAAATGTATAAAGACTTTCAAGACTATGCATCGCACACCGAGTGGTACGTATCTCAGAACTGCGCCAAGATTTACGCTGGCCATGAAAAATCAAACGAAGCATCTATTGTAATTTCCACGTGGCAGTCCATCTATAAGCTACCGAAAAAATTCTTTGATGAGTTTGATGTAATCTATGGCGATGAAGCGCATTTGTTTAAAGCAAAGTCGCTAACATCTATCTTTGATAAATGCGTTAACACAAAGTATCGCATCGGTACCACCGGAACATTAGATGGAATGAAGACCCATAAACTTATTCTTGAGGGACTATTTGGTAAAGTTAAAAAAGTTATCTCTACTAAGGAACTGATGGACCAAGGCTCAGTGGCTGACCTTGATATTCACTGTATTCTTCTAGACTATACAGACGAAGAGAAGAAGGCGCTAAAGACCTACACGTACCAAGAAGAAATGGACTGGCTGGTTACACACCCCAAGCGCAACAACGTGATTAAAAACCTTGCTACCACCCAGAAGGGTAATACGCTTGTTCTATTCCAGTTTGTTGAAAAGCATGGCCAAGTTTTGTATGACCTAATCAATAACAAGGTTGGAGATAATCGCCAAGTTTTCTTTGTCCACGGTGGCACAGATACGCAACAGCGTGAGGCGATTAGAGATATCACGGAAAAAGAAAAAGACGCTATCATCATAGCGTCCTACGGCACGTTTTCAACGGGTATAAATATAAGAAATCTTCACAACGTTATCTTTGCTTCACCCTCTAAGTCTCGCATACGAAATCTACAGTCAATTGGTAGAGGACTTCGAAAGGGTACCGACAAGACAATGTGCAGACTATTTGATATCGGTGATGACCTAACATGGAAGAGCCGAAAGAACTACACTCTTTCTCATATGGTGGAAAGAATTAAGATATATAATGAAGAAGGTTTCAACTACAAACTAGTGAGACTACAGCTATGACAGACGTGACCGTCCTAAGATTAAAAAATGGCGAAACACTGATAGCAAGTGTTCGCCTAGCCGATAATAATAATTATTGGGTAGATGATCCGATTTCCGTTATTGCGGTTCCGGTCACCCATGAGGGGATAAACGGAGAAACGTTTCTCTTGAAGCCATGGATTGGAATTTCACCAGACAAAAGTTTTCTTTTAAGTGCGGGGGAGATACTTACCTCCGGTTCACTAAAAGAAAATCTGCTACAGCAATATCTCATGTATATCGGGAACGATACGCCTGAGCCAATAGATGACATCGATGACTTTGATGAGATGGAAATGCTTCAAGCAAGAATACTAAGAAGCAAAGGATTACTTAATTGATTCATTCTTGAAGAGCTACACTCTTCTTATACCACAAGAAT